AGAGAAAACTCAAAACGTAGCATAAACCAATTGTGCATTGTGAAGAGGTTCCTAACCGTTAACGCTTCCTTTACGTAAAACGGACGGATGTCAATTCCAAACAAGTAGTCAGCGCCACACGATTCTCTAAAAGGACCGCTTGCAAATGACTTGTCACTGTTGATAGTAAATCCAACAGCGGACAAGACCTCGCTTAGCGGCTCGTAAAGTTCGTTGGGGACAATTATATCATCCCCGTAGACGCTGATTTCCCCTTTAACCCCATGATGCTCCTGGACGGCCACCGCAATCGCATAAAATATCAGCGATTCAAGCTCAAAGGTGTAGCCATTTCCCATTGAGGAAAACAACTGCAACTTATGAGACGTACCGTCCTCCATCGTAACTTCATCTGCTCTAAATAATTCAAGCAGACTAAACCACTCAGGAGGTAACAAACTCAGCACAAGACCATAGCATATCGTATTTGAAGCATTAGATAAATCTATTGTAGCAAATTTACCAGTAACACTACCAATATACGCAAGCTTTTGATTTCGCGTCTGGTCACGGAGGTTAATACCGAAAGCCTTCAGTTTACTACGTATCTCTGAACCAATCGCCTTCTGGCCGAAGCCATTCAGAATTGTTTCAATGATTATAGTTCTTAAAGTCTTCCAGTTTTTAGCCACTGTCCCAAAGCGAGCCAGGGCGATCGCCACACCATATAGGTGGGCATCTCCCCAATGCGGAAATTCATTCAAGAACTCCCAAACGCGCTCGAAAAGGTTGGCGGAACACTCTAGACTTGATGATAACTTAATGCGTGCATTAGCATCATCTACTTTGGTGCTTGTGTTTACACCAGGTCCGAACGAATAGTTAAGGTCAGAGAAACTAGGAGCTTTACCTAATACAGTACTGATTATTCTTTGAGCACGATACAATACCGGCTCAAACCGCTGTAAATGCGGAGACTGATGGAAAAAGTGATAGTTCATAACCATACAATGGCGCTCGGTTTTAATAAACGCGTCCAAAC